ATCTACTGGAGAGTCATTCAGAGATTTATTAATTTCTCTGATTTCTTTGATTTGATCTTCCGTTAAGTCAGTGCGATTCTCTATTTCAATATTGAGTGCTTCAATGGTAATTGCTGAACCATAATTAACAATGAACTGGACAATCTCTTCAAAAATGACTTTCTCGGTCTTTTGCTCAAAATAATCTGGTTGAATAAAAGGTATGACTTTGCGGGAATAATCTTCATTGAATACTAAATTTCTGAGAATGGTTGTTTCAATTCTTTCCATCATTTATAATGCAGGTATGTGCTCAAAATATACTTTGTCCCGCTTATAGGCGGATTGCCCTTATGAGGAAACATCCAGAGAGGGGGAAAAATAACTAACTTACCCTTAGAGGGTTTAATATTAGTCTCTGTAAAAACAGTTTCTCCCCCCTCTTCAACATCATTTAAATACCAGAAGAAAGACAAGAATCTTCTGGCACTTGCATAATCCTGAACATCAACGTGAGTATCAAATCGTTCGGAACCACCAACATTATAGCGTTTAATCCTGAATTCTTCAAATGCGTGTGACTCTGGGAAAACATTTTTACAAATATATTCATAGTAGATATCACGATATTTAAACGTTGTTTTAATCAACGTACTATGAATATTTTCTAATTCTTGTCTATTCTTAGTTACATTTAACTGAGTAAATGTAGGAGATCCTTGATTATCAATATGTTCTTGCTTATCTGCATTAGTTTCAAAGTAAGAAACTAATGCATCACATACATCTGATGATAAAGATTCATCATAAACTTGAATTAGATCATTAACCTCAACCATAAGAGAATTGTTCTTTCGCGGCAGCATCAAGTTGCTGCATTACTTCTTCGGTAAAATACTGATCGGGATTCTTTAGGATTTCTTTTGCGTAAATTTTCTTACCATCCATTTCATAACGTCCTGCGACATTCTTCCAGAGTCCAGCGAGTTCCCCGAGTTCCAGAAGACCATAATAGCGATCAAGACCGCGCTCATCATAAAATAGACGGATTTCAACTTGCTGGTTCTCCTTACTCAGACGCGACTTAGCAGTCTTTGCCTTGATAATGTTTCCAATAACTTCTTTTCCATCTTTCTCTTTTGACTTGCTGAGATAGATGATAGTAGAAGCGGCATACTTAAGACCACTACCACCACCCATTTCTTTTGTAGGAACGTAAGCGCCAATAACATCGTAGGTGTGATTGGTTACAATCATAGGAATGTTTGCCTGCCCTAACTTAAGAGTGAGCATACGGAATGCACCTTTGACCAGTTGTGATTTGGTCATATCACGAACTTGCTTGTCGTTCAGTGCGTCAGTAATTTCCTTTTCGGTTGAAAGCATACCTAAGGAGTCTAACACAAACATACAAGGTTTGCGTTCATCTACAGGTTTTTTTAAGTAAATATCCACTGCCTTGAGTGCCTTACTACGAAACTCTTCAATGGTTACAACATTAACCACAACAAGTCTAGAAAGATCAATTCCTCTGGATTCTAAAAGTCCCTTATTAATAGCAGCCTCAGTGTCAAAGTAGAGACAGTAACCATCGGGATGAGTATCAAGAAAGTTCTTAACCACGGCGAGAGAGAAAAAAGTCTTTCCAGTAGAAGACTCTCCAGCAATAGCAGTAATTTTATTCCCAGATACACCGCCAAATATAGAACCTGAAACCAGTGCGTTAAAAATGTATGAACCCGTATCAACATACTTTTCCGTCTCATCAATGTCTGCAGCAAGTTGTGTGTATTCACCACCAACTTCTTTTACAATTTCTTTAAGAAAGTCCATCTTTTTTCTCCTTATTCAAAGTATTCATTTTATATGTCCAAAGTTTAGCAGAAAGAGCAGGATGAGATCCTTTTAAATTAATGATAATAGTCTCTAACTCTTTTTGGTTTATAGGAAGCGGAATCATGCTACCATCCCATATTCTTCACGAAGAATTTTCTTATAAGGTAAACCCTGTTCTTTGAGTTCTTTTACCAGTTTAAGTTTTTGGTAGAGTGCAGTGTCTCCACCAAGAGCCATTGCTTTTACAATTGTATTCAGTTCTTGATCATTAATAGGAAGATCCATTAGGCAAAAAATAATTCAAGGTTTACGGTTTTTTCCACATTCCATCCAATTGCATCAAGGATAGATTTTAGTGGGTCTACAAAACTCTTTTCAAATTGTAGTTCATAGTCAATGTATTTGTCAAGACCAAGTTCCTTTGGAAAATCTTGAATAAAGGAAATCACATTCTCCTGAATAATGTTTGGTTTTTTCAGAAAAATAAACTTGACTTTTTCACCATTAGCAATCAGTGAGTACTTGTTTGTTAGTTTCTTTTCCTTTATGTAATGATTAAACAGAAGTGCTCCACGAATATGAATAGGAGTTTTTGAAGCATAGATTGTTGCTGATGAATGATATTTACGAACATCAGAAGCAGTTCTAGGGAAAGCAATCTGTTCTGGAGGAAGTTTCTTAAACTCCTCACGGCACTTATCAATGAAGTCAATTACATCTTCTTCTGTTCCACTCATCATCAACTTGAGTCCATCCTTAATCATCTTGCGACAAGGAGCAGGAGTGGATGACTTAACTGCCTCAATACCCATCATCTTCAATTTGGGTTCTTCATAACGCACACCCTCACTGTCCCACACATTGAGAATGTAACGCTTCTTGGCGGTCCAGATTCCACGCTCAGCAATGTTCTCACGCTTCATCTGCATCTTCTGGTCATAAGCATTCACATACTCAGCCAGTTCTTGGTAGCAACCTTCAATATACTTTTCAAGTTCCACCTGACAGATCTTATCAAGGAACGAAACAACGCCTTCAGTAGTTTTCTCTCTTCCCTTGTATATACGCTCAACCAGAGGACCCATATTAAGGTAGATAGAATCAGTATCAGAAGCAATAACATAATCAACTCCATCAGTTTTCAAAAGTTTGTTGATATAGGCATTCATCTTGTCTTCAATCCAACGGATAGAAACCTGACCAGACAAAGTGATTGCCTCAGCATTTGCTAGTTTGTAATAGCGAAAATACTGATTGCCGATAGCACCATAAGCAGAGTTAAGTTGAATCTTCCTTGCCATTTGGATGTTGTTACACCTGGCAATCTCTTTTTCCAGTTCTTTTGTCTTTTTCTTTTCATACTCTTGTTTAGCAGCAAGCATTTTCTTTTTGTAGATGGTGCGATCTTCATAGATCTTTTCCATCAGTTCAGGAAGAAATCCACGCACATCCTTACGGAACATTGCCCCGTTAGCACAAACTGCCTTGTCCTTATACAGTTCAAACGTAATATCCTGGTTTAGAATCTTATCCACAGTTACTGATGGGTGCCTCTCATCTAGAAGTGTTTCTGGTGAGATATTGTACTGCATAATGAGGTGAGGATACAGGGAGTTCAAGTCAAACGACACCACCCAATCATACTTTCCAGGAATGGGTTCCTTTACATAAGCACCAGCATACTTTTCATCTTTAGCAGAACGCTCTTTTGGAGGAATTACAATATTTCTCTGCTTAAGATAATTGTAAATGATAGTATCCCACATTCTAACCTGAGAGAACACATCAGCATAGTTTGCTTTTGCGTCATATGCCATTGTGATCGCAAGTTCAATCAGTTTCATCTTGTCTTCCATTCGGTCAACAAGTTCCACGTCAATGATGTTGTATTCTACAAACTTCTGCCAACCTTTGGTATAGAAGTCTTTAAACGTATCAAACTCAGAGTGATCAAGTTTTTTAGATCCAAGTTCAACACTTGCAATGTAATCAAGGCGGTAAGATTCTTGTGCCTTATAAGTAAACTTCTTATAAAGATTAAGGTAATCAAGTTGAGTAATGCCACCCACATCATAAGAAATATGCTTACGACCAGCAATATAAATCTCATCTTCGGTTACAAGACCCCAAGGAGACATACGCTTCATTAACTTCTCACCCAGAACACGATCTAGACGACGAACAATATATGGAATATCATACAGTTCAATATTCCATCCAGTCACAACTTCTGGTGTATTTTCTTCAATCATCCACCAGTTGATGAAATCGTTGAGAAGATCATACTCACTGGAAAAAGAACGATACTCAACATTCTTTTGCTGATTCTTAAAGGGACCTTGACCCCAAGTGCGAATCTTCTTGGATGAATAATCCTGAATAGTAATGAGTAGAACTTCCTCAGCAGCAGATTCTACATCAGGGAATCCATTCTCAGAAGCAACCTCAATATCAAGAGTCGTTACTTTGATCTTACTAATATCAAACTTGAGTTCCTCTTCAGGATACATCTCAGAAATATATTGGTAGATGTATCCAGTATTTCCATAGATTTTAAAGTTTTCTACACCATCATATCGTTTAATAAACTCACGACAATCACGAACTGAACCAGGTTCAATTGATTCAACATATTCCCCATTCAAGGTTTGATATTTAGTTTTCTTGTTAGAAGGGACAAAAAGAGTCGGGTTGAACTTCTCACGAGTCATGAAGTGTTTTCCATCTTCATAACCACGAACCAAGAAGTGGTCCCCGACCATCTGGACGTTTGTATAAAA